TCTGGTTTAAAAAAAGTAAATGATTACCTAGATAAGATTTCTGTCAAGATCGAAGGCGATATGCTAGAATCTGTTAGTTCAATTAGTTGTAATAATGATGTTGAATTAGGAAAGATTATAGCAGAAGCTTATACTAAAGTAGGTAATGATGGTGTGGTGCTAATGGAAGAGTCGCCAACTGAAGAGACGTACGTTGAGGTTGTAGATGGCGTACAAATAGACTCAGGACTTACATCACCACATTTTGTTACTGATAAAGATAAACAAGTTTGTGAGCTTGATAATCCGTTAGTATTGATCGTTACATCGGAAATACCTAATATTCGTAAAATACAAACAATATTAGAACATGTTATAAAAACTAAGAGAGCTTTATTAATAGTAGCTCCAGTTGATCAACAGGTTAAAGCTGCTTTACTTATGAATAAGGTAAAAGGTAATATTAAAGTTAATATAGTTGATTTACCAGGCTTTGGTCCTACTAAAAACGATACTTGTGAAGATTTAGCATTTTTAGTCGGAGCTAAAGTTATAAACGAAGAACTTGGTGATGATTTAGAAAATATAACTGTAGATTGTTTAGGTGAAGCATATACATCTGTAACAGATGACAAAAATACAGTTTTAACTATTGATAAACCAGAACAAGAGTTAAAAGAAAGAATTAAGCTTATAAAGAAAACTATAAACAAATGGGATAAAAACCCGTTTATACAGAAAAAACATAGAGAGAGACTAGCTATGTTATCTGGTAGTGTTGGTGTAGTTAAAGTTGGTGCTAACTCTAAAGTTGAGATGAAAGAAAAGAAAGATAGAGTAGAAGATGCAATATATGCTACAAAAGCAGCTTTAAAACAAGGTATCGTGCCTGGCGGCGGTGTAGCCTTACTAAATGCATCGGAAAGAGTATCAATTGAAAATGTTGGTGAAAAAATATTACTAGATGCTATTAGAGCACCGTTTATAACAATATTAGATAATGCTGGTATTGAACAAACTCAAGAACTAACAGAAGGTTATGGTATTAACGTTGTAACAGGTAAAGAAGTTGATATGATTAGTTCTGGCATTATAGACCCTGTACTTGTTACCAAGTCAGCACTTAAAAATGCTGTTTCTGTTGTGACTACTATTATATCTGCTGATTGTGTAATTTCAAACATGAGATTAAATGAAAGCAGTTAATAACTATATAATAATAAAAAATATAAAATCAGGGCCTAAAAAAGTTGCTGGTCTTATAATGACAGATGACACTGATGTTGATAATAGATATGTAAAAGCAGAGGTTATATCAGCAGGTAATCTAGTTGAGGGAATAAAAAATAACGATATTGTATATTATGATAAGCACGCAGGCCACGATGTACAATACAAAAATATATTATACCGCGTTATCAGATCTGGTGACGTAGTATTAATTGATACCTAAACCAAAATCCAAAAACTTAAAACTTAAAACATAAAACAAATTATTAATTAAAAAAAAGAACAAATGAATAATCACGAAACAATTCTTTATTTTGCAGACGCTGATTTATCTGATGCTGGATCTGGTGCTTACAAAGCATCTAGATTTATGGGGTTAGATCAAACTGGCGCTACAGGAGCAGACTTTTACTTTAAAAACGAAGATTTTGAAGAAGGTGCTGAAGACAAAATTAGCGTAACATTTTCTGGTAATTTCAGAGATTTAGCTAGAGCAGTTGCAGGAGTAATAAACTCAGGCGAAAGATTTGTAACAATGTCTGACGCTGTTAACAGTGTTTACTTTAGTTACCCAGGCGGTACACTATCTGGAACACCAACTGTTTCACAAACATAATTATTAACTGAATAAAAAAATAAGAAAATGATAAAATTCGCATATTTTGAAACAGGCTCAAACGACGCGTTAATGGTTCCAGTAGCAAACTACTTAGGAACTGAGCCTATAAACGAGTCTTCTTTAACAATGCACTTTGATAAAGTAGACAATGATTTAGATACTTCTACTGTTGTAATAAATTTTACACAAGGTCAAACTACTGAAGCTATAGAGTCACTACACAGTGCACTAGCGTCTAATCCAAAAGATGGATTTATAGTTGTAGGAGATGATAACTTAACTGGATTTACTAACCTTGAGCATATCACCGACGTAGGTGCTATAACTCTATAAAAATAAAGAATAATGATAAAAGACGTATATTTATATTTTTCAGATGACTTTACAAAAACTAAAGCATCTACACAGGCTGCAGCTCAAACAATAACTATTGCTGACGGCGCACCTTTTGCCGCGATGATGGATGGATCTATTACTGAAGCTGATAGAATTGCTGGTAAAGGTTTTTTCCATAACGGAATGGTAAGTTTAACAATGGATGCTGCTCACAGAGATGGTTCTGGTGATGCACACGTGTTTGGTACTCATTACGGTACTGTAGCTGATGATGCTGTTGTTCAAATATCTCCTTTTTCAGTAACTTATGCTACTGGATCTGGTACTGGTGTTTTTACTTTAGTAGCTACATCTGCTGATCCTGTTTTTGGTATTGACGCTAGTTCAACTGCAGGTGAAAATGGTTTTACGTTAAAACTAGAAAAACCTTATGCTGTTGATCAAGCTTTAGTTAAGCCAGCTTCTCAATTATTAAATATTGAAGCTGTTGACGCTACAAACACGTTGTTAACATTCAAACCAACAACTGGTGACACTGGCGCACAAGATAAAGTTACTTTAACTCACGCTTCAAATAAACATCACTTATTAGCTAAATCTATTGCTGATGTTTTAACTGATGCTAGAAACCACGGTAAAGTAATTAAATTTGCTGATGCATTTAATGAAATTTACTTTGGTGGTAACCCAGCTGGAATAACAACAGTAACATTTAGTATTGACTCATAATAGATGAGACTAACCGCGCAAGATTTGCGTGAAATGAATATCCTTAAGTATTACAGGCTCACTAGAAAGTGGGTCTGTAAAACTTACGGATTAAAAGATGCAGATTTAGAATTATTAATTTATTTAGATTGTAAAAAAAGATTTACACGACAAGAGTTTTTAGACGGTACTTATACATATTCATGGGACAAAAACCGTTGGGAAAGACTGCGAAGAGATGGTTGGATAGATGTGTGGAGACATAGAAACAGAACAACTATAAAATACTCTGTATTTAAAACATCTTTTAAATGCGGTCAAATGATAAGTAGAATATACAGAATACTTTTAGGTGAAGAGGATCTACCTACATCTGAACGTAGTATATTTTTTAATAATAAATCATATACAGATAAAGTTTACAACAAAGCTATAGACGATATGATAAAAGATATTGATAGATAATGGGATTTAAATTAGGTAAAGCAAGACATCCGAAAATGGTTAGCGGTCAAATAACTACTAAGTTAAGCTTCAATAAAGAGGCTGGAGATCCTAATGCGTCTGTACCTGGAACACCTGTTGTTAGAAAACCTTTAGCTGAAGGAATACTCGGTGAAGCTAATATGGATGGTAGTATATATATAAATGAAAATATAGAACCAGGTAGCTTTATAGAAAGACAAGTAATAAATCACGAGATGAGACATGCTACTGATATGAAAATAGGTAAATTAGCTTATGGTGACGATTTCGTTAAATATGATGGTGTTACATACCCAAGACAAACTATTAATGGTAAAGACATGATTATAGTAGATGGTGTTGCAAAAGAAGCTGGAAGTGGTGATTTTCCTTGGGAGGATGATGCTAACAACGGCATGGATCCTAGTATATAATAAAAACAAATAAAATGTTAAGCAAGATATTTAGCAGCGGTGCAGCTGACTTAGTAAAAAATGTAGGTGGTGTGATAGATAGTTTACATACATCTAAAGAAGAAAAATTAGAAGCTGAAAAGCAAATAAAAGATATGATCATGGGTTACGAAGCTGAAATGCAAAAACAAGTAACAGAGAGATGGAAAGTAGATATGGCATCTGATTCATGGTTAAGTAAAAACATAAGACCACTAGTTTTAATATTCTTATGTGTATCAACAGTATTGTTAATATTTATAGATGCTGGAGTTATATCATTTGAAGTTAAAGCTTCATGGGTAGACTTATTACAACTAGTATTAATAACAGTGATCGGTGCTTACTTTGGCGGTAGATCACTAGAAAAAGTAAAAAAATAAAATTATGGCAATAGTAACAAATGACTGGACGTCAAGAATAACTGGTAGTGCTTATACTGATCATACAAATAATAAAATAACAGCACCACACGGTAAATATATTATAGCAATACAAGCTACGGGTAACTCTGGTTCCTCAGATAACACTTTAGTAAAAGTTGTAGCTGCGGATAGTTCTATGCACTGGAATACTGAAGCTGCTGCGCATGTAGGAACAGCAAGTGATACTGTAGACGAGAGCGGTAATGTTAGTAACGCGGCAACATTTACAATGGACACAAGCTATGTAACTAAAGGTTACGCTGTTGGTTATTTTGTAGATGGTGTTGGTATACCTTACGGGACTAAAGTACTTGCTGTAAACGTAGGTGGTGATCCAAAAGAAATAACACTAGATACAAACGTAAATTTAACAGATGGACAAACAATATATTTTACTGATCCTAACGATAAAGATCATGGTACTGGTGGTAGAAACGCTGGAGATAATAATAACATTAGAGTAGTAGTTGGCGCTGGATACTACATGGGAAGATGGTTATCTGTTCAACCATCTACAGATGATGGTCATGGTATTATATGTTATTTTGGAGAATAAATAAATAAATAAATTAACTTAAATTAAATAAAATGGCAAAAACAAAAAAGAAAAAAGAAGAAATAGTAGACTTAAAACCTGAAAAAGTAACTGAAGAGCAATTAAAAAAAGTTCAAGATATTATAAACGATATTAACAAAGCTCAGCTTGAAATAGGTCAAATAGAAACAAAAAAACACGCTATAACTCATCATATATCTGTGCTTCAAGAAGCTGTTGGTAAAATGAAAGATGAGTTTGAAGAGCAATATGGTACCGCTGATATTAACATACAAGATGGTGTTATAAATTATCCTAAAGAAAATGGCGAAGTTAATAAGGAAGATTAGTATAGGTAAAGACTACAAAAACGATGCTATGCATTATGCTGTTGGTCAAGAAGTTTACGGTGGCCATACTATTTGTGATATAGTTGAAGAAGAAGATAAATTCTCTATTTATATTAAAAAAAATAAAGATATATTACCGTGGAAAGACTTTAACAAAAACATGGCGGTGTCTGTAGAATATAATCTAGAATACTAATGAAAAGCGTTTACAACTTTGTTGTAAAACCAAAAGGCGAAAGATATAATAATAAAAAAAAGATTGGAGACTCAGAATTAATACTTAATACTGAGATCTTCAATCATCAATATGTAAATAGAGAAGCTATTGTTATATCAACACCTATAATTGGTAATACAGACATAAATGTGGGTAGCAACGTTATATTACATCACAATGTGTTTAGACGTTGGCACGATGTTAAAGGTATAGAAAAAAATAGTAAAAGCTATTTTAATGAAGATACTTACGTAGTACATCCAGATCAAATATTTTTGTATAAAAATTATTGGCACTGGCACTCGTTAAAAGGTTTTTGCTGGATACAACCTATAAAAAACACTGACAAATATAGCTCTGAAAAAACACAAGAAAACGTAGGTGTAGTAAAGTATACTGATGGAACTTTTAAAGTTGGAGATCTTGTTGGTTTTACACCTATATCTAAATATGAGTTTATAATCAACAATGAGCTCTTGTACAGAGTGTACACTAAATTTATTACAATTAAATATGAATATCAAGGAAACGAAGAAGCTTATAATCCAAGCTGGGCACAAGGCTGTTGAAGAACTTATTAATGTAGCTAGAGAAAAAATTATAACTAATACAGAAGATGATGTTTCTGCTGATAGACTAAAAAATGCCGCGGCTACTAAAAAACTAGCTATATTTGACGCATTTGAAATACTTAACAGAATTCAAGAAGAAGAAAACTTGCTTGAGGGCAAAACACCTGAAGAGGCAAAGAAAAAAGTCTTTAAAGGATTCGCAGAAGGCAGATCTAAGTAATGTACGAGCAAAATTTAGTTAAAACAATAGAACCTATTAAACGCACGACTATACGTCGGCTTAACAAATCTAAAAAATGGAAATATGGATACAATAAAGAAAACGATATCGTTGTTATATCAAAAACTGGTAGAATTGGGGAGATACTTGAAATACAAGGGTTGCGCATTGCTTTGCCAATGGAACCAGTGCACGTGCACTCCAATAAAGAAAACAAGTGGCAAAAAATAGAATATCCAAAAGAACTAAGTAGATTAAAAAATATATTTGATTGGAGGTCATATCCTGAAGATCAAAAAGAAAAGTGGTACGATTACATAGACGAAGAATTTAAACGTAGAGAAGAAGGTTTTTGGTTTATGAATAATAATAAACCAACATATATAACAGGTGCACACTACATGTATTTACAATGGAGTAAAATAGATGTAGGAGCGCCAGATTTTAGAGAAGCAAATAGACTGTTTTTTATATTTTGGGAAGCGTGTAAAGCTGATAAAAGATGTTACGGTATGTGTTATCTAAAGAACAGAAGATCAGGGTTTTCGTTTATGTCATCTGCAGAAACAGTTAATTTAGCCACTATATCGAGTGATAGTAGATATGGTATACTATCAAAAACAGGTGCTGATGCTAAAAAAATGTTTACAGACAAAGTAGTACCTATTAGTATTAACTACCCGTTTTTCTTTAAACCAATACAAGATGGTATGGACAGGCCAAAATCAGAGCTTGCATATAGAGTACCAGCTAGTAAATTTACAAGAAAAAAAATAACAGCTAACGAACAACTTGAAGATATACAAGGTTTAGATACAACTATAGACTGGAAAAACACAGGTGACAACAGTTATGACGGTGAAAAACTAGCATTACTAGTACATGATGAAAGTGGTAAATGGGAAAGACCTGATAATATATTAAATAACTGGAGAGTTACAAAAACATGCTTACGTTTAGG